CCGTGTCTGGTACAACGGCTGGCGCTGGCGGCGGCGCAGCGCACGAAAACCGTCCTCCTTACTTCGCACTCGCTTACATTATGAAAGCGTGATGTTCACTGAACCAAAATGGCTCACGACGGCCCGCCGCCTGATTGGTACCAATGAGCAGGCAGGCAAGTCCAGCAACCCGGTCATTCTCGGCTGGGCTGCTGCGATGGCTCCGTGGGTCAAGGATTTCTACACCGACGATGACATCCCGTGGTGCGGCCTATACGTAGGATACTGCTTGCAAACGAATGGCATCACGCCCCCGAAAGATCTTCTTGCTGCGCGTGCCTATGCGAAATGGGGCGAAGATTGCCCGGTTGCCATCCCCGGCACGGTGCTAGTCTTTTCCCGCAACGGCGGCGGGCATGTCGGGTTTTATGTTGCTGAAGACGAGCATCATTTTCATGTGCTAGGCGGCAACCAAGATAACACGGTGAATGTGACACGGATTGCCAAGTCACGTTGCATCGGGAAACGCTGGCCCGAAGGCCAAAGCAAACCGTGGTTCGGGAAACCAGTCTGGCGTTCCGCGTCTGGCCCGGTTTCTACAAACGAGGCGTAAATGGCTCTCTTTCCAGTCAAACTGCCACCGGGTGTCGTGCGTGGGGCAACACCGTACGAGAACCCGGATCGTTGGTGGGATGTCAATCTAATCCGCTGGCGGCAGGGGGTTCTTGAACCCGTGGGTGGCTGGCAGCGCATTAGCTCGTCTCCAATGGAAACCACGGTGCGTGCGCTCCACGTTTGGAAAGACAATAACAACGTCGAACGGCTCTTGGTCGGGCAGGATGATCGACTGAAGGCGTTGGTCGATGGCACGTATTACGATGTCTCGCCGCCGAACCTCGTTCCGTTGTATGACGCAGGCGGCGTAGGCTTCGGTGTCAATGATTACAACGAAGAAGACTACGGTGATGCACGTTCAACACCATCCGTTGTTTGGCAACCTGTTCCCGGAATGTGGTCCTTCACCAACTGGGGTGAGGATGTCCTTTGCTTGGACAACATCGACGGTCGCGTCCTCTACTACGACGTAAGCACACCAACAGAAGATGTCCATCAGGTCGGCAAAGGGCTGATTTCTTCTGTCTCACGCACTTCTAACACGTCTACGATCACGGTGTCGCACCACCATGATTTTACACCGGGCAGGACTATCGTCATTGCGGGAACGACCGCTGATGGTGGCTCGTTCAACGGCACATTTACTATCGTCGCTACTCCCACACCAACCACATTCACTTATACACAAGGTGGCGCAGGTAACGTCGCAACGACGGCAAACACCGGCACAGCGACATTAAGCAATGTCATCGGTAATGCCGTGGCGGTTTTGACCACGCCGGAGAGGCATGTGATTGCCATCGGCGCGGACAATAACTCGCGTCGTATCGCTTGGTCCTCGCGTGAAGACTATACGGACTGGAACTACGCCAGTACCACGAACACGGCGGGTTACATCGACGTGGAAGCCACGTCACCGCTGCGGACCATCGTGCCCGTGCGCGAAGGTTCATTGGTGTTCTCCGACACGGAAGTCTTCCTCGTCCGTTATGCGGGTCTGCCGTTCATCTATGTCGTGGAGCGTCTGGGTGAGACAAAACTTATCTCCCCGATGGCAACAGCGGTTTTTGAAGGCAAATGCGTCTGGTTCTCCGAAACAGGCTTCCGTCTTTATGAAGGTGGTACAATCGTTAACGTCCCTTGCTCCGTCATGGACTGGATCGTAAACGACACCAACTTCAACGCCGCTCGTCTCAGGAACTTTGGTTGCTGGAACGGTGCGTTCTCGGAAGTGTGGTTCTTCCATCCTTCGGAGAACAGCGAAGAGTGCGACCGCTACGTGATCTGGAACTACGCTGAGAACTGGTGGTCTTTCGGCTATCTGGAACGGACAGCGATGGCCCCTGCTTCGGAACGCGCCCGTCCGCTCATGGCTGGGTCGGACAACCATATCTATGACCATGAGTTTGGCTGGTTGGCGGCGGGTCTGACGCGCGTCGGTACGGTCTGGGCCGAGACGGCCCAACTGGGCATTGGCCCGCCGTCCGACAAAGGCATTGAGATCACGCAGTTGATGCCTGCCAATGCGGAAGGTACGTCATCCATGCGTTTCCGGTTCTACGGGCGGCAAACTCCCGAAGGTGCGGAGCGTACATATGGTCCGTACACTGTACGGACAAATGGCTATGTGGATACGCGCATTTCAAGCCGCGACGTGCGGATGCGGATCGAAGCAAACCAAGACATCTTTTGGTCTTTGGGCACCATCCGTATGGACATTGCAGAGGGACCGCGACGGTGATAATCTATCTTCCACCGGCCCCTCCAGCCTACAATTCGGGGGCTTTTAACCAGATTATTGACGCGCTCCGCCGTGCGTTCCAGCCGATAGTAAGCCAAGATGAGGCTAGTCCTCGCCTGCTGCTGAAAGCGCCAAACGGGACGGTGTATGAGGTAACGGTTAATAACGCTGGTGTCCTCACAACGGTTATCAATGACGGTAAAGACAGAAACCTCTAAAGCTACCCTTTACAAAAAGATGGAGAAGGCTCTCCGTCTTATGGGTTCGACCCACACTTTGGAAGACGTGGTCGATGCGCTGAAGAAGGGGGAGATGCAACTGTTCCATAATGATCGGGCGGTTGTCATCACTGAGATCGCGGTCAGCCCGCGTAGAAAGTTTGCAAACGTGTTTATGTCCGCCGGGGAACTGGACGGCGTAATCGCACTGAAGGGCCAGCTTGTGAAGTGGGCCAAAGATAATGGGATTGAATTTGCTCGGGCTGCGGTCAGACCGGGTTATGAGAAGTACCTAAAGGACGCTGGTTGGAAGACTAAGATGGTCCTGATGGACTTCGATCTAAAAGGAAACTGACATGGGCAGCAAAGCTCCCGCAACCACGACTACGGTGCAGAAAACGGAACTTCCTCCGTGGTTGGAAGATATCACGAAGAAGAACCTTTCGATTGCGGACGAAATTGCAAGCCGTCCTTATCAGGCATACGGCGGCAACCTTGTTGCTGGCTTTGCACCAGAACAGGAACAAGCTTTTGGCATGGCGCAGCGTCAAGCCGGTAGCACCGCACCGCTTTATCAGACTGCGGCGGGGACTGTGTCCGGGTTGACGGGCTATCAGGCTCCTTCGTTCTTGCAAGGCGATGTCTCCGCTTACATGAACCCGTTTATCGGGGAAGTTGAGAACCGTGCTATCGCACGCGGCCAAGAGGCATTGCTCCAGAACTTGAACCAAGTATCGGCGCAGGCTGCGCGTGCGGGTGCGTTCGGTGGTTCGCGTCAGGCCATCCAAGAAGGTGTGGCGCAGGCAGAAGCGGCAAAGAATGTCGCGGACCTGTCCGCCCAACTGCGGATGCAGGGTTATACCGATGCGGCTGGCCGTCTCGAAAACGATCTTGCTCGTCAGATGGCTGGCACCGGCATCCAGATGCAAGCGGCTGGAATGTTGCCGGGTATCGCGCAGGCGCAGCAAGGTGCGGCGCTCACGGACGCGGCTTCCATCGAAGCCATCGGCGCGCAGCGCCAAGCGTTGGAACAAGCGCAGTTGCAAGATCAGTATCAGCGTTTCATGGAACAGCGTAACTTCCCCATTGAAATGCTCAACCTGCGTCTCGGTGCAACGTCAGCCACGCCATACGGTAAAACAGAAACACGCACTGGTCCGGGAGCGCCGGGTGGTTCGCCGTTCCTCACTGGCCTCGGCGCTGCTGCAACAGGTCTTTCAATGATTTCGAGCATCGCGGCCCTGTAATGAACCTTGCCCTTCATTTCTCTGGGGGTAAAGACAGCCTCGCCTGCCTGCATCTGTTCAAGGATTTCTGGGACAAGATGTACGTGATCTGGGTAAACACCGGGGCAGTCTACCCAGAGATGCTGGAATACATGCACGGTTGGAAAAAGCGACTGCCGCACTTTGTGGAAGTCAATTCAAACCAACCGCAAGACATCAAAGAAAACGGTTGGCCGGTAGATGTCCTGCCAGTCAACAACACGGCGCTTGGATTAGCAATCACAGGTAAATCCGGCCCGCTGTTGCAACCTTATCTTTCGTGCTGCGCGAACAACATTTGGTTCCCGCTGCACGAAGCGACTAAGAAGCTTGGCGTTACGCGAGTAATTAAAGGGCAACGTATCGAAGACGGTAAAAAGTCAACGGCTCGCAACGGAACGGTCGTAGACGGTTTGACATACGTTATGCCAATCGAAACGTGGTCCACGGAACAGGTGTTCAAATATCTGAAGCAGGTCGGCGCGGAACTTCCGCCCGGTTACGCTGATGGAGAGAAGACTGGTCGGGATTGCTGGGACTGCACTGCTTTTCTCGACGATAACAAGAAGCGCATTGCAAATTTACCGGGTGACCGACAAGCAATCATCCGGGATCGTCTGGCTCAGATTGAGGCGGCGATAAAGGAAGAGCAACATGGCATCTGAGTTTGGCCGCAGGGCTTATAATTATTATCTTGGTCGTGGTTACCGACCAGTGCAGGCTGCTGCACTGGCAGGTAATGCGATGGCTGAGAGCGGTGGTCGGACAGATATTACCGGCGACCAAGGCCGGGCGTTAGGCCTCTTCCAATGGCATCCTGATCGTCAGGCACGTCTTTCTGCTTATGCACAAAGCCAAGGCCTCGACCCAAAATCAGAACAGGCGCAGCTTGGCTTCTTTGACTGGGAACTGAGCAACACCGAACGCAAAGCTGGGGAAATGCTGCGCGCTGCACAAACGCCGGAACAAGCGCAGGCTGCGGTACTAGCGTCGTTGCGCCCTAAAGGCTTTTCGATGAGCGACCCGACCCAGTCGCACAATTACGGCGGTCGCCTCAAGAACACTATGTCATTGCTCGGCACAGAAGGCGGCGGTGTCACGCCGATGGACCCTTCTGCCTTGTCCGCGCAGACAACGCCTACTACGCCGATGTACTCGCCGGACCCGTTTACTTCGCTCCAGCGCATCGGGAACGCAATCGCTCCAAGTATGGTCAGCGCGCCTACGCCGTTGACACCAGAGCAAATGATGACCGGCGGTTTGCTAGGCAGGCAGAACTCGCTTTTGGGCGGAGATCTTGGTAGTATGGGCCTTGCTTTACTACAGCAGCAAGAGCGTATGCAGCGGGCCATGCCGGTTGAAGACGAACAAGGCCCCGGTATTCAACAAGGGCGGTTTGCGCCCATCCGCTTCTCAAGAGGACTTCTGTAATGGCTATCGCTTCGCTTCCTTATTACGCGGGTGCACTTTTCTCGCGCAACCTGCCTAATGCAATGCGCTTTGCTCCTACGGCGGGTCTGGCTATGACTTCCGCACAGGTACCTTCTCCAATGCAGCCTGCTCAACCGACTCCAAGTTCGGGTGAGCATTTGCAGATGCTCAAGGACTTTGAGCGCACCGTGGCAATGGCGAACCAGCAGCGTTTCCGTCCGATGCCCACAGAAGTTCCCATGCCGACCAATCCGGCAGAAGTTCCTCTTTACGCTACGCCGACCGGCGCGCCAATGCCGACCAATCCGGCAGAAGTGCCAATGGCCCGTCAGATGGGACAAGAGCAGCGTTTCCGTCCGATGCCCGCCGCTTCGCGCGGGGGCACTGCGCCGATGCAAGGCCCGCCGATGCCGAGCGAATTTAACGTCCCCGGCTTTGCCAAGGGCTACGCTAATGCCGCGCCGGGAATGTCCGCGCAGCAGTACGCGGACCAATTTGCTGGCGGTGATTTAGGTAAAGTTAAAGCGCGCCAGATTCTCGTGGACGGGCAGCTTGTTAATGATTTCTATACCAAGGGTTTGCTGGAAGGTTTGCTTGGCGGCCCTGCGGCAATGAAGCCGATTGAAGGCACTCCTGCCAATGTCCCGTTGCTGCCGCAGCGTCCGGCTGAATTTGGTCCGTCGTATCAAGGCGGTGGTTTGCTCTCTAGTATCCCCTTCATCGGCGGATTGTTTGGTGGTTAAAAATGGCGAACGGTCTTCTAGACTTTTTTTCGGGTGGCGGTCAGTACGCTGACCCAAACCAGATCGACCCTAACACGGGCGCTCCTTATGGGGCCGTTCGGCAAGCCTTCTTTAATCAGCTAGGTAACGTCGGCGCTGCGCTTCTAGCAGCGGGCCAGCCAGTTGAACCGGCTATCCGCGCGCAGTTGCTTTCGCAGGTCGGTGGCTTTGGCTCCGGCATGCAGCGCGATATCTTCAATGCTTCGCAGTCTCGCCTCATGCAATCGCAGGTGCAAACTGCCGAGCAGGAGCGTCAACGCGTCCGCAATCTTGGCGAACGCATTAAAGACCCTGAGTTCATTAAATCGCTTGGCCTTACGAAAGACCAAGCAGAGGCGCTTGGTCCAAAAGGCATTGCTGACGTTCTCGAAAAGAAAGCCGTGCAAGATCCAGCGCAGCGCGCACTGACGATGTTGCAGTTGCAGAAAACACAAGGTGAAATTGACGATGCTGCTATGAAACGGAAAGCTATTTACCGTTATCTAGAACAGCAAAATGCCGCACAGCAAGGTGGTGGAGTTTCCACAACTGCTCCTGCCGCATCGTCTACTCCCGGCACGTTCCCCTCGCAACCTGTCGCTCCGGGCGGTATGCCGACTGCCGCTGTGCCAATGGCGGCAGCGGGCGGCGCACCTGCGATGATGGGTCCGGCAACTGGTTTCTTGATGGCCGCAGACCCGATGAAGGCGGCTGAAATTCAAGCCAAAACAGAAGCTGATATTGCAAAAGGCGGTTGGACAACAATTACTCCCGAACGCTTGCGGCAAGAAGGTTACACGGGTCAAATCCCACCGGGCACGCTCATCCAGCGTTCCGTCAGCGGCGAGATCCGTTTTGCCGAACCTAAAGATCCGATGGCTGAAGCACGGTCGGCGGGTTACAAAGGTGCGATTGAATACGTGCAAAAAGATCTCCGTCCGCAGGCTCAAAAAGCAGCAGATACAATTCTACCAAACATCTACCGTGCAGAACGCGCGCTCAACGAAGGTGCGTTTACTGGCGCGTTTGCTGAAGGTAAACTTGGTATACAAAAAGTTGCACGGGCTTTCGGTTTGGCGAACGCGGACAAAATTACAAACACGGAAGAACTTCGTTCTGCGGTAAACGAAAACGTCTTACCGTTCATGCAAGCGTTTGGTGGTTCTGATACCATCGAAGAAATGCGGCTTGTACAAGACTTTATTGGTGGCCGCATCACTCTCGACGAAAGCTCTATGCGTCGTATCTTTAAGGCAATCGAGCTTTCCGGTCGCCGTGCTATCGACCGTTATAACCAAGAGCGTGAAGCTGTTGCGGATTACTTGCCAAAAGGTAGTGGAGCTATTACTGCACCGCAACGTCCTCTACCTACAGCAGTACAACCATCTGCGGCTGGTGCGGGTGAGTTCCGTGTTATCGGAGTAAGATAAATGGCCGTCTTTTCGATCCAAGTTCCTGATGGCCGCACTCTTGATATTGAAGCGGCTGATGAAGCAACCGCGATGAACGGGGCGCAACAGTGGTACGCTGCGAACCAACGTCCCGCCGCTCCTGCTGCTCCTGCTGCCCCCGCTCCGTCGCCCTTGCAATTAGTGGATGACTTTGTACGTCGCACGGCGAACGCAGCGACGTTTGGTTTTGCTGATAAACTTGCCGCAAAAGGTGACGAAATCACTGGGCGTGGCGGATCGTATGAGCAAAACATTGTAAAAGAGCGGGAACAAACAAAACAAGCGGCCACAAATCTTGGCGTCCCTGCATCTCTTGCGGCGGACATTCTTGGTGGTGTAGGTGGCGGTCTTGCTTTGGGAGCCGTGGGATTAAGCCCTGTAGCTGCTGCTGGGCCGGGTTTTGCTAATCGCTTTATCGGCGGTGCGCTTGAAGGCGCAATGCAAGGCGCATTGCAAACTTTTGGTGAAAGCGATGCCCCCGTTACTGCGGAACAGCTTGGATATGGTGCGTTAAGCGGTGGTGGTGTCGGCGCTGCTGTGCCAGTGCTTGGGGCGGCAGCGCGGCGCGTAATTACGCCATTAACTAGCACTTTGTCGCCACAAGCGCAGCGGCAAGTTGCCACCTTAGCCCGTGAAGGGATTGAGGTTACGCCTGCACAAGCGACAGGAAGCCAAGTCGCGCGTGTGGCCGAAAATCTTTTCGAAGCAATTCCGGGCGGTGGTGGTTCTCCGCGCTTGGGTCGCCAGCAAGAACAGGTCGGTATCGCTGCTTTCAAAAAAGCAGGTGGCGAAGGTCTGCCCGGAGATATTGAACGCGCTACACGAATGGCCGAGTTACAGCAAAACTATAAAGATGTTTTTGCCAAACACTTTGTGTTATT